AACCTCAAGCGTAATGATGTATTCTACTCACTAACGCTAACAGAAGGTGTCCAATCTTCTACAATACGTCCAGAAAATAATATTATCGTTTCGCTCAACGGTGTTGTGCAAGAACCTGGCGTTGGTTTTGAATTGGTTGGATCTAGAATTATCTTTACAGAAATTCCTCGTGTGGGATCAACTTTCGTAGCATTCTCCTTCGTTGGATCTGAAGCAGACGTTGACGCTGCAGAAGTTGTACCACCAATTGAACCAACTGACTTTATCAGAATTGGTGGAGAAATCAGTGATCGTGAAGTTGCTGTTATTGAATCTTCAAACTCCTTGGTAACATTCGATTATCTTGGTGCTGTATTTGGAAAAGATGCACGTGCTTCAACTTCTATAACTAAAGGATCTATTCGTGATGTTAGTGTCACCTCACCTGGTTCTGGTTACACATCCAGACCTGTTGTTAGGGTTGACTCCATTAGTGGATTTGACGCAAACATTAAAGCACTGGTTGGTGTTGGTGGTATCGTTGTTAACAATGGTGGTACTGGATATCAAAATCCAGAGATTGCTGTTGAAACATCAGTACCTGATGATTGGACTGCACCAGATCTAAGTCAGTATGGTGAAGAAGTCATAGATCCAGAAATCGTTTAACCTCATAAATAACTAAAAACATATTGCCTTATGGCCAAGCAAGTAATAGGAATAGGTTCATCCGCAGGGGATAATACTGGAGATACCCTCCGTGTTGGCGGTGACAAAATAAATGACAACTTTACAGAATTGTATAGTGCCATAGGAAATGGTGTTGCTACTCAGGTTAGTGTGACTAATGCTGGTACAGGGCAAGTATTACGTTATGATGGATCAGGATTTGTTGCATCTGACTATAGTGCTCTTACATCATCCCTAGATGTAAATAGCAATTCAATTATTTCATCTGGTAATGGCAATATTGTAATTGCACCAAATGGTACTGGCAATCTTCAATTAACAGTTGGTGGAATTACATCTACATTTCTTGGAGTAAATGGTGCAATTGATATCCCTGCTCTTTTAAGACATAAAGGTGAATATACTTCATTAGCTGCATCTCCTGTTCCTGCAGATTTTCCAGGATACTTTTTCACTGTTAATGGTGATGATAATCCATATGTAAACATCAATATTACAACAGGTGGTGTTGGTAATACGAGAGCAAAACTTTTAACAGAATATGCTAGTATTGATGCTTTGGCAGATGTAGATACCACTACTGCTGCTCCTACAGCAAACCAAGTTCTTAAATGGAATGCGACAGATAGTAAGTGGATACCTGCTCCAGATGATGCTGGTTTATCAAATGTTAACTTATTTGCTACAGTTGCTGGTGACACAGGATCTACAACTGCCGATAGTTCTTCAGATACATTAACTGTTACTGGAGGTAATGATATTGTTACTAGTGTTGTTGGAGATACATTAACAATTGACTTTAATGGTAGTCCCATTACAACCTTTGCAGGTTTAACAGATACTAATACTGCTGGTCTTGCTCAGGGTAATTCAATATTTTATGATGGTCTTAGTTGGGTAAGAACTACAAGTCCAATTATTTGGTGGGATTTAGGATCTGATGGATCTTCTCACTTTACCTTTGCTGGACCTGGATTTGCTAGTGCAACTAATGATCCCGATGTATTTCTTTATAGAGGGTTTACTTATGCATTTGATAATAGTGTAAATGGTGGTAACCATCCATTTAGAATACAGACCTCACAAGGTTTACAGGGAGCACCATATACAGATGGTCAAACTGGTAGTGGAAGCAATATATTATACTTTACCGTCCCTATGGACGCACCAAACGTTCTATATTACCAATGCACAATTCATGCGTTGATGAATGGTGTTATTAACATTGTCTCATAATTAAATGGCAAGAACAGTACCTGGATCTGGAGCAGTAATTGAGCCTCTATTCAATAAAGTCTTTGGCATAAAAGCAGTCAAAGTAATTGAAGGGGGTAAGGAATATGAAAGTGCAGATCCACCTAGACTTACAATTACTGGTTGTGGTACTCCTACAGAAGAAGCGTTATTATATCCAATTATTGATGATGACTCTGGTAAAATTATTCATGTACGGGTTTTAGATCCTGGATTGGGTTATGATCCATTGCGTGTTTCTATAACTCCTTTACAAGATACACCTAATGTTGTAACTTCTTTTGACGTTAATAGAATATGGCAATCTAATCCAAATTCTAGTACTACTGGTTCTTTTGCTACAGATACAGATAGGTTAACAATACAAACAGATGGTGATCCAAAACCTTCCAATATTACAACTGAAAATCTAAGAGTTCCTGGTGGTGGATCTACTCTAACAGATGATACTTTTAATCAACAATTCATTTATAGAGGTGGTAAAGAAGTCCCAAATCCTGCATTAAGAGAATTTCAAAGAGATAAAGCAGTAGGTGTAATGTCTAATGGTGTTCTATTACATACACCAGAATGGGGAGCATTGGGTGGAGCACCAACCAATTTTGATATTGATACAGTAAAACATGGTTATCTCAAATCAGCTGATGAATTTGATGGTGTTATAGATACTCAACAATATTATTATCAGTCTAGTAAATTAATTAATCAACTTGCACAGGATAATGGTGCATTTGAAAATGGATTTATAAGACCATTTACTTGGAAAGTAAAAACAGAAATTGATAATATAATGCTGAATGTAGTCAGCACAGAAGAAAATAATGGTGGTACACCAATAGAAGTTGGAAGAACAGTAAGTGTTATTAATGGTGATGGAGTTGCAGAAGTTGCAAAAGTTGTTAGAGATGGTAGTGGAGTTTGCACAAGAGTATATTTAAGATTGGTTGGTGGCACATTTAGTAGTAATGATAGAATTATTGGATCTAATGGATTCTATTTTACAATTTCTGGAAATCCATTAGCTTTCCCAACTGGTATTTTTTATATTGAGTTTGGTCCAGATGCTGATGAGTTTGGTAACTTTACTCCAGGTGAATATTATTTTGCACCAGAAGATATTAAAGTTCAAAGAAATTATTTGATTATCTGGGATCAGAGTGATGCTTCTAATCAAGCACCAATGTCTCATCCTATGAGGTTTAGTACAACTGCTGATGGTACTCATAATGCTGGTTCTGTATATTATAATAGCACTGGAGCATCAGGAGCACCTGCTGCAGATTATGAGAATGAATATCAGGCATTGTTCATAATGAACGCTGATGAAACATCAAGAATTTATTATTATTGTGCTTATCATACTCACATGTCTGGTTATACTGGTAATGAAGGGTATATAACATTTGATTCAGAGATTGATGATGATCCTCTTCCAAACGATTATTACATAACTGATTTTTATGATGATGGTGGAACACCAGATTACAGTAGACATGCTAATGGACATTCTAAAATTTTAGGAATGTCATTTGATGGATATCCAATATATGGACCTTATGGATATACTAATAACACTACTATAGGAAGAATGACAACTTCATTTAGATTGAAGACTGGTGTTGAAGTTGATGGTAACAGACCTGCACAAACAACAACTGGAAGTGTTACACATACAATAACTGTTTCTAATGGAAAGTTTTTAATTGGTGGACAATTATTAGAAGTTTTAAATCTTGATAGAGGAAAGACATATACATTCAATTTAGATGATGCATCAAATGATGGTTACATAGGATTGTTTAGTACTACTGAAGATGGTTGGCATTCTACAGGACAATCTACAGATATTGGTGACACCAGTTATGTTTTTTCTAGTGGAGTAAAATATTTTATTAATGGATTAGAAGTACAGTATCAATCATATATTAGTGGATTTACTACTGCTACTACAAGATCTATTCAATATGAATCGAAAGTAGATGCACCAACAGTCATATATGCATTCTCATATAGTGGCACAGAGGTTGGATATCGTTTAGTTAATAATGGATATGTAATGGGTGATTTCACACAAGATTACATATATGAAGAAGGTCTTGGATTACTTGATGAACAAAACGGTATTTTTGCTTCAACTCCAGAATATCCTAATGGCACATATTGCTATTTCATGACTGAAGATGGTAGTGGCAATCCTGTATATCCATATGTCGTAGGTCCAAAACTTTATGGAGCACCAATATTTGAAGGAGATACATTACCTACTGCATCAACAGAATTTCCTTTTGGTGCTGAAGGTAAAGTTAATGTTAATGATGGTGCAATTGATTTTATTAAAATGGTTAAAACTGGAGATGGATACTTTGGTTCTACTCAAGCAACAATACTTGGTGGTGAAGGTTCTGGAGCAACAGTTACACCAACTGTCCAAACTATTACTGGTTTAACATTATTAACTGATGGAAGAAATTTCTTAACTCCACCATCTCTTATTTTTGAAGGTGGTGGTGGTCAAGGGGCAACTGGAGCTGCATCTATAGATGTTACAGGAAAACTAACTAATATAAGTGTAGTTGATCCAGGAGAATTCTATGCTGAAGCTCCTTATATTTTAATTACAGGGGGAGGAGGATTAGGAGCAAAAGCTGTTGCAAGAATCTCTCAAGGTTCTGTTATTGGTCTTGACATTGTTGATCCTGGTAGAGGGTATACAACTGAACCTAATGTAATCTTCCAGAAACTTGTTGATTTAAAGAGAAAAGCAAGAGCAAGACAGTCTCAAGCATCAGAATCATTCTTCTTAACTGGATTGTTGAAAGCAGTTACTGCTTCTGATGATACAATATATGTAAGGTCTACTGGTGCTTTTCCTGGATCAGGATCGATTATAATTGATCAGGAAACTATTAGTTATGCATCAAAAGGTGGTCAGAAATTTACAGGTTTAACTAGAGGAGTAAACTTTAGATATGACCAAAGGGTTGTTTTAGATACTGGACAAAATGATGAAAATCAAGTATCAACATACACATATGGTGTTGGTGATAGGGTTATAAGAAGTATTGAAAACTCTAATAATAAAATTGCTAAGGTTTATGATTGGAATCCATTTAATAGAGAATTATTGGTAACTTTTGAAGTTGATGAATTGGCATTTATTGATGCTGGTATACCTTCTACAGAAGATACAATTGTGCAATTTGATGCTGGTACTCCTGGAAGTGCAAGTTCTTCATTCCAACCACATGTGGTATTAGTATCTACTGGTGATAATATTACAGCTTTAACTGTTCCAATTACAGTTTTACAAGACAGAAAATTTGAAGATGATGATGAATTAGATGGTCTAGGAGATGGTATACCAGATCTTGTAAATACTGGAACTGCGTATGTCAATCAAATAAGTCTTGATGGTGGTATTCATAGTTCTCTTTATGGTGTTGAAGAAACACAAGGTGGACAAAATACTACTTTATTCCAGGTGGGAGAAAGTCTTAAGGATGGATCTACTCCACTTAAGTTTGCAACTGTTATTGAAGCAGGTGCTCTTAATGAAGGCCGACCTCATGCTGCTATAGTTGAAATTACCGTTGATCCTCTTTACGGTAATGGATTAAACTTTAGTGTTAATGAAGTTGTTACTGGACAATACTCCCAAATTCAAGCAACAGTAGTTTCTTGGGATAATGCTAGAAGTGTATTAACTGTAAAGGATATTGTCCCATTTGATACTGGTGATGTTAACAAGGGTGTTAATGGTAAGTTGTATTCATTCTCAGAGAAAGGAACTGTAACTGACTTTATTGTACTGGATCCTGGAGCTGATTACACTCAAGTTCCTACTATTACAGTTGAGGATATTGGTGATATCCAAGCAACAGGAACAGTTAATATGACTACTGCTGGAGACCAAATTGCCTCTATAACTATTACTAATGGTGGATATGGAATTGTTCCATATGTAGATGGCACTTATAACTTACATCCAACCATAACTGTAACCAATGGTGGTGGAGATACCACTGGAGCTGGAGCAATATTGCAAGCAATTACTAGCGGTGAAAATATCGTTGGTAATGGTGGAGCATCTTATAAAATCAAGTCTATTGAGTATCAGACACAAATTAGATCCTAAAAGTCTGATAAATAAACAAGAGGATACCAAATCTTTATATATCGTAGGAAATGGCAGCATTACTAACTGATCAATTTAGAATTTTTTCTGCACAGAAATTTATTAAAGCACTCGAAGGTCCAGTTGCGACCCAGAGTGATAGTGATGCTGGAGCTTCTAGAGATCGTCTATACATTTTTATCGGCAGACCACAATCGTGGGATGATGAAAACAACCCACCCCAAGCAGTAGATTCTTTCCAAGAATTTTCATCAGCATATGATGATATGATTTCTTTGAAAAGGGTCTTGGCTTCTGACGTTGTGCAGGTTGTAAGACGAATTGACTGGGTTTCCCCAGAGCAGACTACAGGTGGTCTAGGTTTTACCTATGACATGTATCGTCACGATTACTCACCTAGTAAGACTGCATCTTCTGGTGCTACTAAACTGTATGATTCTGACTTCTATGTTGTGAACTCACAGTATCAAGTCTACAAATGTATCTACAATGGCACTTCTCCCTCGGATCCAAATGGTAAACCGTCAACGGTTGAGCCGACTGGTACTTCGACTTCTATTATTACTACTGGTGATGGTTATCGTTGGAAGTATCTTTATACCATTCCCGTGGCTTCTGTTTTGAAGTTTTTCTCTAATGATTACATGCCTGTTTTCATTAATGATGCTGTAAGAACAAATGCTGTTAGTGGAGAAATCGATACCGTTGTAATCAATGCTGCTGGTGCTGGTTACAATAATGGTACATATGACAATGTGTCTATTAACGGTGATGGCACAGGTGCTAGAGTTTCTATTGTTATAGATGGTGGTAAAGTCATCTCTGCAACAGTAACCTCTGGAGGTACTGGATATACATTTGGTAAAATTAGTGTTGATACTATTACAGGAATCGGCACAGGATCAAACGCTGAAGTTGATGTCATAATTCCACCTCCAGGTGGTCATGGTTACGATCCAGTCATTGAGATGGGTGGATACAGAGCTATGATTAATGCTAAACTCTCATATGATGAGGGTGCAGGTGACTTCCCAATTGATAACGATTACCGAAGAATTGGTTTAATTACAAACCCTCTTAAGTTTGGTACATCTGAATTGATTTCTGATCTAACAGTTTCAGGAACTAAAGCGGTTATTTTCCCACCTACTTTCCAAGGTAATTACATCCCTGATGAAATTATCACACAATCTAGAATTGTTGGTGGTGTTAATGTTACTGCACGTGGAAGAGTTATTTCATGGAATGCAACAACAAAACTTCTCAAGTATTATCAAAATAACGTTGATGGTATTTTCCCAGAAGTTACTGGTACTTTGAATGAATTTGATGGGTCTAACCCCATTAATGGTGCTACATCAGGTGCTGCAGGGCAACCAGATGTTAACTTCCCAACTGTACCTAATACTTCTTCTAGGACAATCAATAATACTGAGTATGATCTTGGAATGAAATTTAATAATGGTTATGCGAAGTCTGAAATCAGATACAGCACTGGACAAGTGGTCTACATAGATAACAGACGCTCAATTAGTCGTGCAAACGACCAAGTAGAAGACATTAAAATCGTAATCGAGTTCTA